AAGCAACAGCAGTCATTTCGTTTACCATTTTATCAGTGTATGCAGACATAAATTTTTCCTTTTTTGTGTGTGGTTTCTCTCAAACAATGTGCATATTATACGGACTGGAGGCTTGCGTGTCAAGAACTTTTTAAGAGACAAGGCCATTTAAATTTTTTCGGGTTTGGTGTAAATTTCTCTTGACATGCTATCGCTTTGGCACTATAATTGGCGCGCCGCGCTATAGGAGACTAATGATTTAAAAAATTTTTGCGATAAGTCTAAAAAACTCTTGACATAGTTTCGGAACTGCACTATAATAGGCGCCGGCGCGCCAAAAATCTAATTCACTGGCCGCTGTAGGAGACTATAGCTTTGAAACTGCACTCTCGAAATTTTACGCGCGCCACATAGGTTCGGAACTTCACTTTGCCACTGGCGCGCCGGCGCCAAAAACCCAATAAAATCAAGGTCTTGGCGCGTTTTCTTCATCTTTAACCTCCCCACCGCTCAAAGTAGATTTCCTGTGCTTGATCCAATTGCTCGTCGGTGTAGTCATCGCCGAAAAGCTCTAGTGCTAAATCAATGATGCTATCTGCTACCCTTTGTGACATTGCCATTTTTTGTTTCCTTGTTTGCTTAATCGATGTAACCATTTTAGCAAACCGGCCAAAATAGTCAACCCCCAAAAGTGGAGAAAAAGTGGAAGTTTAAACCGCCTCTAATAAATCACAGAGGCGGGTGGTCAGATCGAGAATACCTTGGCGCTTGTTGTTGTAGTCGATCACGTGCCAATCGGAATCAACCACGCGCTCTTTAAGAAGCGTCATGCGGTCATAGTATGAGAGCGCGTTTTCGTCATTCTCGGAAAATTTCCAATAAGTGAGCGGCGAAGTTTTGCGCTTTTCGATTCGCGCGCGCTGTTCGCTTTCGGAAATTGAAAGCCAGAATTTGAAAAAATGCACACCTTGCTTTTCTTCCCACGCTTTGTGCTTTGCTAAAAAATTCTCGTATTGAGTATTCGAGCACCAGCCATTCATTTTTTGAACCATCGCGCGAGAATACCAGCTTCGATCGTAAAAAACGATTTGATTCACGGCGGGCATTCGCTTTGACCAATACCCGAGCCAGTGTTTCATGGTGCTCTTGCTAGGCTTGCGCGATAGGTGGACAGAATACAGCGACGGGTCAAGGTAATGGGTCACCTCGCGAATCGTTGAAGATTTGCCTGCAGTGTCGCGACCTTCGAGCACGACAGCGACCCCCCGATGAGGGGTCAAGTCTAGTATGCGATTTAGTCGCGCTTGCTGAGTTTTTAGATTCATGGCGTTAGCCTCCAAAGATTAAGTAAATGATGCCAGAGATGACGATTATATCAGCCGCCACAGAATAAATCAAATAGGCTTTGAAAGCAAAGCCCGCGAGTTTTTTAGCCATTTAGAGTCCTCCCGACAATCGGCAAGCCATAACCCGATTGGCCCTTGTAATTATGAGCCACGATATCGTCCCAGCCTTCGCCGATTGCTTTTTTGGTCATGCTTTGCAGGTATTTGCCATACGCGCGTTTAGGTGACCAGTTATAGAATTCGGTTGAACCGCTCGGACGCTTGACACCTTCAGCATCAGCGGCTTGCTGAATTAGTGGGAGCAACCATTCCTCGCCGTTTTGGTTTCGCTTGTGCAAATATTGCTCTTGCGCCAGAGAACGGTTGGCAGCTTTGCAAATGTTGCCGTATACCTTGGCTTGAAGTGCGCCGAATTGACCATCCGCAAATGCTTTTTCAAATTCTCGGACAGTAGTTCGGACGCGCTGAAAAAGCCCGTTGTGACCCGTCGAATAGAATTCTTTTGCATAGCCGTCTTTGACCATGCGAACGCCTTTGAAAATCGGATTAAATTTAGCAAGCCCGATAATTTCATAGAGATAATTATAGCCCATGCCAGAATCGGGATCGCCGTGCTCTTGATAATCGCGGGGCTTCATCTCGAGCGTGTCAATTGTTGCGATGAGTTTCAGTTTAATCATTAGATGGCCTCCTTTTGTGCCGTTGCTTGATTGTTAAAGTTTACCGGATCGATGACGCGAATACCAGCATTTTTGAGGGTTTGTTGAACGTCCGAATCATCGTCCCACATTACGATCGAGGCGGCCAGATCGCGGAATGAAACGCGACGATCAACGGCAAGCTCATGCAATTTAGCAAGCTTGTATTCGCCAGCGGGCCGAGTGTCGCTAATGTGACGAGATAGGATAACGCGAGGAACCATGCCGTGAGTGTGGAGCCACACGCGGTCAGCATGACCCATCACGCGCGAAGTGAGTATCACAACGTCGAGGCCGTCGCGGATTGCTTGGCGCATTTGCTCGGCAAGCGGGAGCGGCGTATCTCGCATGATGTTCGCTGGCGTATTCATTCGCCGCCAGTCTGCAAGCGTCTCGCCTAAGCGATGGCTCGAGTCGATGGTGGTTCCGTCAAGGTCAAAGATAAAAGTGCGAAGCATAACCAAAAATTCCTATTAAGTTGAGTATGATTAGATTATAGCATCGTTTCTCATAGGCTTGCAAGCATAAAAGTGAGAGCCCGAGAATAGCGGCAATTTTTCCAATCGGTTGATCTATCAGAAAGGGAGCCGCGCCCATGAGCGCGGTACCAATCCAAGAAGTAATGGCGATCATTAGTTGATCGCCATGAGTAGCGCAGAGAGTGCGCGAGCGTCAGCTTTTGCTAAACCGGCGATCTCGTCTGGATCAGCGTCGAGAGCTTTAGCAATCGCTGAAACGATGTCAGCTTTTGCAACGCGAGGGCCAGACGTTGAAACCGTCTTAGGCTTTGGCGTATAGTCAAGCTCTAGGCTTTTGATCTTTGAGATCACAGAGCGAACCGATAGGTTATGCTCGGAAGCGAAAGCTGAGGCGCTCTCATAATCCCAAGCTTGAGATTGAAGAGCAGTTACCATTGAAGTTGAGTAGTTTGACATAAGTTTTTTTCCTTGTGTTTTGTTAGTTGATGTGAGTATTAAATCACAGTTTTATAGAAAAGTCCAGCGAAAAAACGGAATATATTCTATTCCAGAATTTCATCGATCAGGCTTGCTGAGTAGCTGCAAGCGATAGCGCAAACGATGGGAAAGAGTGCCCAAAGAGGCGCGCCTAGCAGAGCGGTGAGTGCTCCAATAAAAAGAGAAAGCACCGCCCAAAATTCCAAAAAGAATTTAATGATAGTCATTAGAACGACCCTCCTTAGTTAATGGTTACGCGGTGAAATTCACCGTCAGCGTCTTGCCACATTACCCAATCGCCAGCGATTAGATTAACGCGGTGAGCATCCCACAAGCGACGCATCGCGTTGCGGATATTGTGCGCTTCTACAGTGTAGCGCGTGGCTTGCGTAGCATAGGGCGAGAGCGCGCTAGGCTTGTTGAAATGGCTGATTTGAAATTGTGTCATTGGCTTTATCCTTAATCGATAGGGTGATTCTCGCTTATAAGTATGGAGAAGTCAAACAGAAATAGTGGAGATATAATGGAGATTTTTGCGCCCTTCTCTTAAGCAGGAAGCGTGCCAAGTTTTCGCGCACATAAGCACAGCTTATGTAGGTAGGGGGCGGTTATAAGACCAGTGAATGTTGCGCGCGCGCGGGCCCACCTTCATGCGCAACTTTGGGTATTTTTCAAAGCAAAAAGGCGCTATAAAAGACTTGCTCAATCCAAGAAAAACTTCTCACCCTCCCAAAAATTTTTCTTGACTTTTTGCTCCCCCCATTCTATACTTAAGCCTATGAAACTCGTAAAAATGGCACCGGAAAATCTCGAAGTGGCGAATGCTTATCTGAGCACCGGCAACGCGATCGCCGTCGCATCCGAACTTCAGATCACGCCCGATAAAGTTTACGAAGTACTCGAAAAAAACGAAGTCAAAGAATATATCAACTCGGTCTATCTGGATCAGGGTTATCGAAATCGTTTTCGGCTCGCTGAACTTCTCGATGAAGTGATTGAACATAAAATTCAAGAAGCTCGCGAATCCGAAGTATATTCCAGTAAGGATCTAGTCGATATAATTGCTCTTGCACACAAAATTACGATTGAGCATTCAAAAGAAGCAAAAGCTACTACGAATATCAAACAGCAGAACGTGCAAATCAATTCTCCATTCGGCGAAGGAAACTACGGAAAATTAATGGAGAAACTTTTAGGTGGACAATCAACTGAATGATCTTCGTGTAGAGTTTGAAAGACACGAAGCTATTTGCGAAGAGCGATGGAAGACTGTATTTAACGAAATTCGGAGTGCAAAAGAGGAAGGCAGAGAAAGGCATGGAGACATAAAGTCTTCGGTTCAGTCTTTGCATCGCCTTGTTTGGGCAGGCGGAGGAGCAGTCATTCTCTTTTTAGCGGGAATGGTTGCTGCAGGAAATATTCTATGATTTACGAAAAAAGAGGAATGTGGAAATCGAGCCACTCTGATCAAAAATTTAAAACTCAAGAAGAGGCAAAAGAATGGGAAAACGAATATTTAGGCATTGAGCCTCTTAAAGAGGAGTCTAATCTTTCACCTCTTGAACAGCTTCGTGGATGGAAAGACCCCGAATTAGTAGAACCTTGTAATGAATGTGGGTGTGACCCTTGTGAGTGTGAATGGAAATCAGTAGAAGAGACATCATCGGAGACAGAATTCTCGAACGAGGATCTTTCCTAAAGGTACCAATTGAGAGTTACCTTGAGCTGCTCGGAATTTCAGCAATTCCTTCGCAGATGGCTTTAATTAATGCAATTAATTCTAGCAAGTATCGCTTTGTTGTCGCTGCTCTTAGTCGTCGTCAAGGGAAGACGTATATCGGAAATATTATTGCCCAATGCGTCGCCCTCGTTCCAGGATGCCATGTACTTATTGTTAGCCCTAATTACAACCTTAGTAACATATCGTTTGACCTTCAACGTAATCTTATAAAGCACTTCGATCTTGAAGTTGCTCGGGACAATGCGAAGGATCGCGTAATTGAGCTAACGAATGGCTCAACAATTCGACTTGGATCTGTAAACCAAATTGATTCAGTAGTAGGACGTTCATATGACTTTGTTCTCTTCGATGAAGCGGCGCTCGCAG